GCACCCGGCCCGTAGACGACTAAAGGGCCGAGGTTGCGGCTCCGCGCAATGGCCGCAATCAGCGCCACAATCTCACCACTTGAGAGTTGGTTGGGGGACGGGTTCAATACCTCGTTGAGTTGGTCGAGCTTGTTCCACATCCCCTGCAGGCACACCTTGTCGTACTGCCGCTCAAGTAGCAGCGGCTCGGGTTGCCAAGGCTCATAGGGTGCCGTGTTGTTTCGGATGGCGAACGCCAGCACGCACAGGTTCTCAAGATTGACGAACATGTCCCGGTCGCGCGTCTCGTCGATCTTCTCATTGGCAGCCAGTGAACGCGCAAGGACACGAGCCCGACGTAGGTCGCCTTCACGCGGTACCCTCAACATCACAGGCTTCTCGTCCCAAGTGCCGTCGGCTCGGCGGCGCACCAACACGTCGGGGAACAGCAGGAAGTCGTTGACCTCGATGACGCCGGCATCCGCCCAATCCGCCCGCATCAACCTGGCGATGATGTGCCGGCGACGATCAGTGGGATTGAGACCTTCATACCCAAGGTCGTTCAGAATGTGCAGGAGACTTTCCGCTGCATCGGGTTCGACCTGTTCACTCATGGGCCAAACAGTAGCAGACCCCGCCTTACTCGCGAAAGTAGGGCGGGGTCTCGGGTCACTGCGGGGGTCGAATCATGCGGGGCGAAAGCAACAGCAATCCTCAGTCTGCCATAGATCCGACGAACTCAAGAGAAAGTTTGATCGAGTCGTCCAACGGAAGGTCGAAGCTTCGGGACTTGTATGACCCCTCCACTGTGATCGTTTCCAGCGGGAGCTTGATTCTGAGCTGCACGATCTTGCCAGTCTTCACGAGCGCAAAGTAGTCGCGCTCCTGCCCGGTCTCGGACACGACGCAATCGTAAGAGATGGTCGTCTCTTCGTTGCCCTTCACCGTACCGGTCCCCGACCTGTTCATCGTGTGGACCTGCTTGGCGTTGTTCGTGTGCATGACCTTGACGTTCGTCACGTCGATGAGGTCGCCGCTTCCCAGCGCGATTCGACCTCGTGGATAAATCTTGTCGCCCATGGTTCAGCCTCCTCAGCTCGGCACTCGGTTGACCACGACGCCGAACTTGGCGAGGGGCGGGACGATCTTGAACGGCAGGAAGATGTCCACCTGCGTCGCGTCGTCACTGTTGACCTTCACCGACAGCGTGCCGTCAGCGATCGATGCATCCAAGGAAGCCTTGGTGATAACCCCGTTGTTCTGCCACTTGCGCAGCCGGGTGATGATGAAGCCCTTGATGTCGCGCTCCTCGATGACCCCACGCGGCGGAGGGTCCTGCCCGATCTCAATGTCGGGCGTGATCTTCGCGTTGGGGAACTGTGCGGGTAGGGCTGAGCGCAGATCGCGCGCCACGATGTACGTCGCGCTCACGAACTGCGCGTCCAGGCAGCGACGGTCAGGTCCACCGAAGGCGTCCTGACAATGCGTCGTGATTGGGCGCACGATGATCGGAATGCCCTGCGCCGTGTACGAGACGATCGACACGCCACCACCGAGCGCATCCTCAGTCTGCGCACCCGTGGGAGTGTTCGCGAACAGGTCGAACGCCCCGCTCACTTCGAGGTACTGCTCACCAATCCTGTTGACCGCAGGGTCGACAGGAAGGGCCGCCAGCCATCCCCCGACCTCGCGACCAGCGAACTCACCCGGAAGGGCGCGACCGTTGATGCAGTGGACGAGCTGCCCGTAGACCACGTTCGCGAACGAGTCCACGCTCACAGCCACAGACTTCATGGAGCTGATCGAGTCCCATGTCTGGGCGACGATCATCTGCTGAAGCTTCGCGTTCAGGCCGCTGTTGAAGCGCCCGATGTGACTGCGCACCTCGAACACGCCACCCTGATCATCGTTGTCGATGTCCTCGTTCGACAAGACAGGAACGATGAAGGCGTACTCGGTGGTCTCCACCTTGTACAAGATGTCACCCAGATCGGGAGCACCCGCACCGTCTTCCAACGGATAGTAGGTGTTCGGGTCGAGTATCGTGATCGCCTCAGTTCCGCCACCTTCCGCTACGTGATCGAGTCGGAAGTTGATCAGGACATCGTTGCCGCACAGCCCGTCGTCTTTGGCCTGAATCAGCAGTTGATCATCATCGCCCGCGATCGTGGCATACACCGGAAGGTCAGCAGTCTTCTGGTTGATGGCGTCTGCTAAGACCTGACCCATCAGCGAGAAGTCAGTACCGGCAGGCCAGACCACGCTGAACTTCCGACCAGCGATGTCGATGTAGATGGTATTGGCGACATCAGGCACGCCAATCAGAACAACCGGAAACTCAGCTCGGCTACCTTCTAAAGCAGGTGTCCCGAGGAAGTCCACGATCGCACCGGGCGACTGTCCGTAGATCTGGATCGCGGCAAGGTGTCCTGAGCTTCCCACGCCGAAGGCCTTGGCCGCCGACTCAGGGCCGGAGCCTCGTCGCACTTCGTCGTTGCCAATGTCGAGGTCCCCGTCAGGGTAGACGTCGGTGTCGACACTGTTGTTGACAGGGGCGATGAGCAGGGTCTTCAGCTCGATCGCAGTTCCGGTGCCTGCCCCCGCGAGGAGGTCAACCGTAAGGTAGAGACCCGGGGTGAGAACACCCGGGCCAACAGCGAGACTCGTTGTCATTGGACCTGCCACCTTTACTCGCCCTTTTCGGACGTGTCGGAGTTCTTGGCGTCACTGGCAGCCTTGGACTTGGCCTTGCTGGCTTCCTTGCGGCTGGCCATCCAGGCTGTGTAGTCGGCCTCAGTCTTCTCGATGAGGTCCCCGTTCTTGAGGCCGAACAGGTACTCCCTGCGGAAGCCGTTGAACTCCACGACAGGGATGGCAACGACCGCCGCCGTGTTGACCACGTAGCCGTCGGCCGTCCGCGTCCCTCCGATGAGTTGATCGGTCCCGTACCGGGTAACCGCCCTCCCATCACCTGGACTGAAATATCTGAATTTGGCCTCGGTCATTGCGACACCCTGAACCTTTCACACGTTGATCTCAACGGAATAGAAACCCGGGACTGCGCCCCTCGCCCCACTTGCATCGCTCCCCAACACCAGCCGATCGACCAACGGAAGGGCGTCTACATCGTAACGCGAAAACGAGTAGACCCCATCATGGGTCTGAGTTCTCACCAGTTCGAGCTGACCCATGGCGTCCAGCCAGAACTCGAGAACATCACCGGGAATCCAAGACACACCAGTCAACGTCAGCACCACTCCATGCCCGCGCGTCGAAAGTGTAAATGTGGCACCGCCCGAAGATGGTGTGCCCGTCAGCGTGAGCATCAGCAGATTCGTCGCACCGTCATTGATCGTCACCAACACCGGAGCACTCGCGAGCCCCGCCCCGACCAGCTCGGGATCCACATAGTCGGGTGTCCGAACTTTGATCAGCCACGAGCCTGTGAGCAGGACAGCCGGTGTGCGATTCGTGTTGTGCGGATCTGTCGGTAGACCAGGCAAGAACGTCAGCACGTCCTTCACCTTGTTCACCGCGAACTCAGCCCCCCACCTTGCGGCCGGGTCATAGAACGCACCCCAGACCGCCACTGAGTGTGCAGTTCCGAGCCCGTTCAGAATGCGGATGGTGACTGGGGTAGCAGTCGGCGTGAACTCGAACCGGTACTGCTTCCAAGCCGTGGTCACGTCGAACAGCTCGGACTCGTACTCAGCCACGCCATCGTCGACCGTCAACTTGAACGCATCGGCCAATGCCGCAGTCGCCTTCGCGAACACGTAGACGACGCAGGGCTGACCGACCACTGCCGCCCGTGCAATGTCCTCCAGACCGCTGAGGTTGGATGCGCCGAACGTCAACACATCAGCCGACGCTACGGCTCCTGTCGGACTGGTCGCGGCCAGCGACGCAACTGTTGCGCCTGATTGTAGACTCCACAGCGTGAAGTCGGTGGACCTGGCTCCAAGCACGTTCGCCACCGCCGGCTCAAGAAACAGATCGCCACCGATGATCCGACGTTCGTTCGCCGCATACTCTACCAGCATCGAGCCGTCCCAATAGGTGGCGGCACTGGCGCGGGTGAACGTGCCATCAAGCGTCAGGTCGGGCTGCTCAGGCATGTCGATCAGCATGTTGTCGACGATGCGGAGCGGACCTTGGTTCGGCAACGCAGGTGTCTGAGGATGTTCGATGTCCACACGAGTCCTGAGCCAAGGGGGGAACCTGTCCCAACGTCGCTCAGTTCGAGTCACGCTTGTCATCACCGACACGAGCAGCGTGTAGATAAAGAACTTCTTGTAGAGGTCTTGTGGCCCAGACTCTCGGATCACCTGACGGATCTGCACACCACCAGGGTTGGACAGCGGTTCACCATCGTGCGCGGCATGTCGATCGACAAACTCGGCCAGCAGCCGGTCTGTCATCACCATCCCTTGGAAGCGGCGGTTCAGGTCGTTGTCCGTGCGACTCACGATCACGCTGATCGCGAAGTTGATCTTGTAGAACTTGGTCCCGTCCCCGGCATTGACGCCGCCTGAACTCGTCTGAGCAGACGTCACACCATCGGCCGGCATCAAGTCGATGAACGCCACAAGCACTGCAGGGAAACGGGTCAACAAGCTGCGGCGCAGGTCGAGTGGAATCGCCGGCCCATCGAACGTCTCGTACACCGCAGCATCGTGCAGACACTCGAAGTTGTCTTGTGGCTCCTGCCCGCCGATGAAGTCAGCCACCGTGTACGGGGCCGGGTCGATGTCCAACTCTTGGATCAGGTAGTCGAACACGAACGAGGTCCCACAGGTCACGTTGAACCGCTGCCCGCCGATCGCGCTGTACACATCAACGTCGACATCAACGTCGCCGATGAGCCAGCTCCCATCAGGCTCAGGTCCGCGGTTCACCTTGAACAACCACGACCAGTGTTGAGCACCGTTGATGATCGGCATCAGATAGGTGTACCGGTGCAAGCGGAACTGCTTACCCGACTTGGCCTTCATCCGAACCTTGCCGAACGACTGCTCGCCAGTGAATGGCTGCAAGCACGACATCAGAGCGCGTCCAGCCTGGACGATCGAAGCTGTGTTGACCTGAATGTCGCTCATCGCTTGAGTTCCTCCAATGCCAGCTCACTCATGCGTTCGAGCAGATCAGGGAAGTTGATGGCGAAGAAATTGCGCTTTTCCATGAACCTGGTGCCTCGGACGTGGAAGCCCGCATAAGCGGTCGGGGACCGAAGGCGGAACGACTGCTCGGTGACCTCTGCCACCTGGATGTTCGCAGTTGCCCCCGTGTCCTGAAGCAACATCCCACCGATACGACGAGGGTGTCGAATCAACGTGGCTCGCTGAAAGGGTGCCCACTCACCATCGGTTCCCGATGCACCTTGCGTCTGAAACATGTCGTCGACATCGGCCACGGCCATCGCGGCAAATGCATCCATTGGAAGCGTCGCGGCATTGGCCGACATGCGATTCAGCCGAGCCTTCAACTCATCCACGTCCAGCCGGATGTCAACATCGGCACTCATCAGAAACCTCCATCATCCAGACTACTCCCGCCCTCTCGATGTCGAGTGGTTATGCCAACCTCACCATCAGCTGGTTCACGATCTCGAACGTAAAAAGTAGGGGAATGATGAAACCGCCGTGTCCTCCGGGATTGTTACGCGAAGGCGCGAATGTGAACTCACCCTCGCCCTGCTCATTCGGTTGATAGTCGCCGCCAGTGTTCCGACCTTTGCCGGCGACCTGCTCACCCCGCGAACGGATCAAGCCCTTCGACAGATTCTCGAAGTATGCGATCGCTCGCATGTACTGAGCCTTGTACGCGCCGAACCCCTCGGCATCGGTGAACTCAGGTCGCCGCTCGCACGCAAGTTCGCAGGCCACCCATGCAAGGTGCATCTTCAGCGCCGGGTCGTTCAACACCAGACTCTTGAGAGCACCTGTCGTGTCACCAGGGTACGCGCGCAACATGCGCGAATAGAGTTCACCCTCTGCCGCCATCAAAACATCTTGGACGATCTGATCCGTCTCGCTGATGTTGTTCAACCCCGAGTCGTTGAAATACCCGTTGATCACGTTGGCCGGGACTCGGCTGTAGAGGTCATCGAGGATCAGAATCTCAGCGAGCGTGGGCGGCATGGTGACTCCTTCAGACTGCGGTGAGGTACTCGAGTTTGTTCGCAGCGACCGAATCGATCATCAGCATGACCGAGCCGGCCGGTCGCTCACCACAACCGAAGACGCACACGATGGAGATCGAAATGCGGTAGGCCTTCGCGCCGGGGATCGCCATCGGATATCCATGCAGGTCGGCCAACTTGTAGTCGTCATCGGATGGTGCTGGTAGGCGACACTTTGCAAGCAACTCAGGATCCGGCGATCTGATGCGAGTCCGCAAGTCCGACTTCGCCGTCGCCACCCCGCGGGCCCTGGGACCGCCCTTGCGCCCCGTGACGGCGGGCACTTCGACCGGAGCAGGCTCAGGCTCAGGCTCAGGCTCAGGCTCAGGCTCAGGCTCAGGCTCAGGCTCAGGCTCAGGCTCAGGCTCAGGCTCCCCATCGCGCTCGATCTTCGCTTCCTCGATTCGCTCCCTCAACGCCGACTCATCCAGTGGTGCGCCATCCTCGTCGGTGACATCAACCTCAAGCTGCAGTGCTTCTTCAAGCAGTTCATCCATCACGTTTTTGACTGGCGTGTGAATACGCCTCGCTGACTTTGCCATTGTCTCTTGACCCTTCCCGCGCTGACCCCTTGAAAACAGCGAAGCCCCCTCGCCCGTGAGGGAGTGAGGGGGCTCCAACTATCTGCTGCCCGATCTCCTATGAGACTCAGACTCCCGTGATGATGCCGCCTGCATTGTTGGCCGTCATGATCGGGATGTCGGCCGCTGCTACGACGATCATGGTTCCACCGAGGGGACCACGACCCTCGACCTCGAACTCACGCACGTCGAGACCGGTGCCCGAGATTCCGCGACGGCGGAACGTGTACGTGGTCGCGATCTCCTCACCGTCGGTGGGGATGCCACCGGGCGGCACGGTCACGCCGATGACCACGTTCCCGAGCACGTAGTCGAGCAGGCCCGTGCTCTCGTTCTTCACCTTGCTTGCCACGACCTTGATCACAGGGAGACCGGGGATCACGAAGTCCGCATTCGCGTTGGGGTTGCCCGCGTTGGCCACTGCCGCCGCGACGCCCGCTGCCGCACCGTCGCCGAGGAGCTGACGCATGTGGCTGCGAACCTTCGAGTGACGAAGAAAGCGGTTCGCGATCTTCTGATTCATCCAGACGGTGTTGACCATCTGAGCCGACTTCTCGACCATGGTCTGAATGTCGAGGATGGGGTCACCAAGCGTGTCGTCGGTCCAGACCGCACCCGCGGCCGTGATGGCCGAGGCGTTCCAGTTGCCCGACGTTCCAAGCAGAGCGAAGGCGTCCAACTCGCGGTCGAGCATGATCGCACGCTTGCAACGTCGCGACGCTGCCATCATCGGATTGTAGTTACTGTTCGAGCTGTTCGTGAGCTGCGTCTGCCGGGGCACGAACGATCCAACGTAACGTTCGAGCACCTTGTACGTGCTCAGCCCGGACTTCGGGTCAACCTCGGGTACGGGACCCTGCGTCGAACCCTTGACCTGTACACGCCGAAAGGCGTCGTCGCTGTCGAAGGTCCGGTACTTGGCCTCCTCAGCATCGGTCAGCACGACGGGGGATGCCTCGTCGGCTCGGAACCCGTAGGGCGTGTAACCCGCAAGGTACTCGGGGATCTCGGTGGTGTCCCGAATGTCAGTGGGCACAAGTGCGAGTGTGACTCGCTCCCCGGCCATGCCGATTCCCTGGACGTTTTCTGCAAGCTGCAACGTGACTTGACGACTCATGGCAAATACCTTCTCCCTCGATTCAGGGTCTTTCTTGTTTCCAATCAGGCCCCTGAATCAGGGAACCACACGACCTGCAACTGCGGTGCCGAGTTCGACCTCGCCGTAGGCTCCGGCGGTGGCTGCCTTCACGCAGACGCCCGCGACGACGTTGCCGGACACTGCCAGGACGGCCGCGCCAGCGATGGTCGTGGCAACATCCTGCCCGACCGCAATGCCACCCGCACCAGCAAGGACGCGAGTGCGACCCTCAACTTGGATGTCACCGTTCTGACCATCTTTGAGGCCGCCCGCTGCCATCACGCAGCCGAAGATCTTGACGCCGGCCGACGCGGGCAGGCGCACCTGCGTTGGGTCTTCGGTCCCCGCGGCGACGATGGATACGAAGACCGCGGTTGCGATGTCCGCACCCGAGGAGTTTTTGCCGGGCCGGATGCCCTTGTCGGGAACGATCACACTGGTCTGGAAAGACATGGTTCTTCTCCTACAGAAAACATTGACGTTGGAACTTTGGTGCGGTGGGTTCGAGGAGTAACCCGCGGGTTACTCCATTGGGTTCAGGCCTGCGCGTCGACGACGTTGGGCTGCTTGCGCAGGCTGACCGCACTCAAGAACTGCGCGTCGTTGGTCATCTTGTCCCAGCCCGGGGTGACCGTGGCGAGATACGCCTTGGCTCGGGCAGTCGGGTTGGATCCCTGGTACTTCGCCAGGTTGATGACTCCACCCTCGGGCACGATCTGAGCGTTGCCGTTCGAGTCGATCTTGACGCGGCTCGTCAACTGCATGATCTGGCTGGACGAGAGAACCGGAGCGGCCACGGGTGCGGCAGTGTTTCCAATGCTGTGCTGCTCGCGGAAACCCTTGGGGTCAGCTTTGCGATGCAGAAGAAACGCGGGACGCACGGACGCCGGAAGCTTGGACGCAGCGATCGCCTGGTCCACGTCGGTCTCGGCCTGAGTCTCTTCTTGCTTGACCTTCTCGATGCGCAGGCCTTCCAGCTCCGGCATCACTTCCTTCAGCTTGGCACTGGCCTCCATCACCTGCGCGACCTTGGCCACCGCCTGGTCGGGGTCGTCGATACCAAGTGCCGTGAACAGGTTCAGCAGCTTGGCCTTAGCACTGGCGGTTTCCTTCGCGGCACCGAGCAGAATGGGCGTGGTGTCACGCTCCAATCCCAAGGTCTCTTGAAGACCCGTGCGAAGCTGCACGAGTTCCTTGGTGGCTGCGGTGATGGCGTCTTCGGATTCGCGCACACCCAACATGGTCGAGAGGGTCAGCAGTAGCGTGGCACTCATGGTCGTTTTCCCTTTGGTGGTTGAAGCTGAGACAACTGGCACGGGCGGCACCGTGCCGCTGTCAGTGGTTGGTTCGGGCGTTGCTGTTCCCGCCGACGCCATCTCCTGTTGGATGAGCACCTGCACGGACTTCCCCGCCTCCTCCAAGACCTGTGCGTCCGGCGTCAGCGTGGGTAGATTGAGAATGGTGCGAAGCGATCCGACGATATAGTCGGGGTCGGTGCCAAGCGGAGCCGTGCCGGTCTTGAACCAACTGGCCACGATCATGAGCTGGTTCATCACACCGTCGATGCCGGCAGTCTCGGGCAACCCGAACAACTCCCGCATGCAGTGAATCGCATCCTCGATCGAGGATGCCGCTTCGTAGAACGTGCGCCGATACGCCTTCACATCAGGTGCCTGACCCGGCTTCGGATTCTGCTTTGTCGCCACAAGAGACTCCATCCCCTCAACGAAGGGCGTGTTTGTCAGCGCAATGGAAGTCACCATCGCACCGATGTTCTGGCCAGACTGAGGGTCCACAGCATTGAGAGCAACTGCAACCGATGCCCACTTGTATTGGCCCATTCGGACATAGGTGCGAGCAGGCTCCAAGAACTGCGTCAACGCCCAAAGTTCAGCGTGACCATCGACGGCGTTGTCGCGGACCTGAAGGTCCAGCGTCCAAGCCTGCGCCGGGGCTCCGCTGATAGGGAGAACTCCTGAAGTCGGGTCTTGTTCCGAGGCGTGGTTGAAGTCCCAAGGGATGACGTGGCCGACCGGGAGACCTGATGCATCCAGCGCGTAGGACGGATGAGTCCTGACGTTCTCGACCATCGCCGTCAGATCCTTACGAGTGAATGAGAACGGCTTGAGACCGCCCATGTACCCGGGGAAATATCCCTCGCGCGTGACTTGAACCCACTTGGGTGAATCGTCGGTGGCTGAATCTCCGGCGAATGCTGCTGTCAGCTCGACCCTCACATGGGCGCAGCGTTCGGCTCGATGTGAATGGAGCCGAGGCTGTTGTCGCAGTCGCAAAGTTCTTGCCATTTCGCGGTATCCCAACACTAAAAAAACGAGAGCGCAAGTCGAGGATGGTCGTAGACCCCGTTATCCGAGCGACATTGCCCCTCGTCCGGACGTGAAACCTGTATCAGGGATGCCTTCGATCGTCGAACTGCTGCTCACCGAGTCCAAGTATTTCTTGGTACGGGGGATGACGCGACAACGGCAGTTCCAGCCAAATGGAGGATAGGCAGTTTTCCAAAATGGGTCGTTGGCCAGCAGCCTGACTCCGTGAGTCGCGAGGTGCGTGTCGCGAGTTCGCGTGTCTTTCACACCGCGAATCTCCCATACCGGGAAGGTACTTACGACTGACGGGCTGGACTGATGCACGTATCTCCCGGTGTTGTACGTGTTCATCGTGTTGGTCCGATAGACCGTCTCGATGTGCGAAGCGTTGAGTGCTCGCTGCCCGGTCTTCAGGTCTCCGAGGTTCGAGACGAACCCGGCATCTTGCAACCTCGGAAGGATCCGCTGCTTGTACCTCCGCAGATCTTCACCCGCCTTGATCGACGCGAACAGATCTGCCCGGAGAACCTCAAGCATCTGATCTCCGACCACCCCTGCCACTGTGAATGCGCTCTGCTTTACAGCCGCCGTCGCCCGCTCAAAACTCGCCTTGTCGAGCAACTTGAGTTCCTTGAACGTCGTGAGCGCATCCTTGAACGGCGACTTAGAGAACGGTGTCGACGCCAAGACGATCTTACTCAAGCTCACTCGAGTGAGGCCAACCTTGGCGAGCGACTCGCCAAGCTCGGTGGCACCGTCAGTCGACTTCTCAACCGCCGCCAAGTCAGGCGCGTCGGCAAGGTCCGCGATCTCCGACACGCTATCCAGCACGCCGAGCATCAGGCAATGCACCTTGCTGCGTTCCAGTGTGCGACCGAACTTCGAGATCTGGAGGTTAGCCCGCGCTCGGACCATGGCGTTGTAGGCACCGAAGACCGTGGTCTGATCACCCACCGCAGACTCGAACGCCGTCGCCCACTCACGAGTCTGAACGAGCAACTCCCGCACAGCCTTGTTGGTGAGATCGTCAGGTGAACCGTTGACCGTAACAGGAGACGCTTCCAGCTTGATCGACCGCACCTCGTCCAGCTCTCGCATTACTCGGCGGGAAGTCGCAACGAACATCGGAGCGAGGGAGTGCGCTGCGAGTTGATCCATGGACTCGATGAACGCCGAAGGTACGAGCCCCTGCGCAAGGTCCGCGGCGAACTCAGCCGGGGTCATACTCGTCGCCTCCGTGAATCCATCCGGCGCACTCGGATCAACCATCTGCAGCCGATGAACGTGCGGCCCGCCCACGTCAGTCGTCGCCACCTGAAGCGAGTGAACGTGTGGGCTCCCTTCGACTGAGACCACTGCCGCCGCGCCCGAGGGTAGGATGATGGAATGCTGATGCTTGCCGTCTTGCAAGGTGGCTTCAGCCGATGACGATGCCAGCGAATGCATGTGATCGCCGTCGAGCAGAGTGCTGACGTACTGCCCGCCGATCTTGTAGACGTGCATGTGACGACCATCAAGCTCAGTCTCTTCTCGTTCCCGGCTGACGATGTGCAGGTGCATTCCACCGTCGCCGAACGGTCGATCGCCTTCCTCAACTTCATCGTTGATGTCGAAGTCGAGCGCCACACTGCGGGTCGCCGCAATGCCCGCCACAACGTCGGCAATCCCAGGATCGATGCCAGGCAAGGCTGAGACCGATGCGGGCCCCACGGGGCGAGCTGGGCCTGTTCCTAGCGGCTCGGTCGCCACATAGAGCGAGCCGATGAGCTTGCCGAACTCCTCAACCGTCATGAGACCGCGATCGTCGGGTGACCCGTCCGGCAACGTGAGCGGGCCGAGACCTCGCGACGCGCGATCCTCGTTGACCGTGATCGTCTTGGCCGAGTCGACGACACCGACCTGAGCCGAAGAAGTGTCAGTCTTGGAAACCTCAAGCGGTACGACCGGAGTGAATGGAAGCTGCTGGCCGAGGTCCGGCGTGATGCCGGCAGGATAGATGAACACCGGTCGCACCGCTGGCGCAACAGGACTATTGGCAGGAGTCGGCGGCTGCTCGTTGCGGATCACGATGTCAGTCGGGTCAGGCATACTGAACCCGCTGATCTCGTAAGCCTCAGATCGCTGGATCGACAATCCAGCATCGAGCGCTGCAGTCAACCTCCCAAGCTCCGCCTTACGGTCAGCCGGCAAGTCCGCACGGAATCGGAAGGTGGGAGCATGCGTGACCTCCGCCTCCCCGAAGTTCAGGGCGATGATGCGATCCGTCAGCATCGTCTCGAAAAGTTCACCCATCATCCCGGCGTCGCGCATGAGCACGCCGAGCTGCTCATCTTGCATCACGTTGGCCTGAGAGTTGTTGAGCCCGCTTGCCACACCGTCAGTGGTGCCAGTCTGGCCGAGGACAAGCTTGCTGTTCTGAGCGTCGGATTCCTTGATCACGTCACCATGCACATCACCCGCACTCTTCACGGGGGACACCACGTCGAGCTTCACACCACGAGGCATTCGAGCCGTGTGCGAAGAACCAAGGGAGTCGACGAGCTTGTCAGCAGCAGCAAGCTCGTCTGCACCCGCTTGAGATTCAGCATCCACAGTGACGATGCGCCAGGGCTTCCCATACAGCTCAGTCAGGATCATGCGCTCGCGAGCCGCGAACCGCTTGAAGAAGCTCCAATACATGCACCGGATGCCAAGTCCCTCTCGCTCCGGATACTCGTTGAACAGCTGCGGCGTCCACCAGATGAACTTGTCTGGCATGTCCATCGGCGTCAGCCCCTCCGATGAGAAGCTCCCGCGTGCTGTCGAGTTCTCAGGCTGTATGCGAATCTCGCGGCTCGGACCAAACGTCAGCCGGCGCGGGTGAATCCACTCGAGGTCGAGCAACGCAAGCACGGGTGAACCAAACCTCGGGTGCGATGGTCCGACTCCCGGGGCAATCTGGATCCACATCTTCTCAAGACATGCCCGTCCATTGAACAGCGCCCACGCGAGCTGCGAGATGTTGGTGCGAAACGACTTCAGGTTGCGAAGCTGGACGCGCGCAACTTCTGCGTAGAACATCGCCTTTTCACGGTCAATGCCAACTCCGCTCGCCGGCTGGACCTCGTAAGGTAATGCCGCGATCGAACCGAACCGCTTGTTGAGAATGGACCCGAGGTGAGGGTCAGTGTCGACAGTCTCAGCCAGGATGTCAGTGATCTCGGACATCGACCCTTGGTGGGCAAGTCTCAGCGCAACCTCGATGCGATCCATCGAGAGTGCTCGCCCGAACCTCCGGCGAGTCTCAGCACCCGCGTCGATCGTCGTCCCAAAGAGATTCGCTTGCAGAGTGGCGGGAGGCGTCTGCTTGTGATTCTCGTTCGGATATGCCCGAAGATTGATCGTCGCGACATTGTGCGAACGAGGCTTGAGTGTGCGCATGTGGCGCAGGCTATCACCTGGAAAGGGTCAACGCATAGACCACCGCAAGAACCGTGGTCACCGCGAAGAACGCCGTCAGCCAGGAATGTCGGGCAGGAAGCAAGTCGCGAATCGATAACGTGTAGTTCAATCGGTTGATGATCTTGGTCCCGATCGCCGCCTGCTCACGCGACTTGTCGGCAAGCTGGCTGGCCATCAACACCAGCCCGACAGATAGGTTCGGGAGGTCTCGCACCGATACCCTCAACGCACTCTCAGGCGGGAGAACTTCCAACATCGCCGCGCTCATCATCGAGAGCTGATGGCGGAAGTGACGATCAAGCTTCTCTGCGTGGGCCGAACAGTCCCGCAGCGCCGTTGCCGTTCCGTAGTGAACTCCAGCCTGATAGCTCGTGAAGTTGTCACCCGTCAGCGTGATGATCTGTTCCTTCATCAGTACCCACTCCTCACCGATTGACGTTCCCAATCTGAAACGTCAGTTGAGACGAATGGCGGATCGTTGTGGGAGTAGCGGCGTGACCGCTCGCGCGCAATCCAACATGCCATCAGGAAGTCGCCAGTGTGCTTGCTCGGTTGATAGAACAACATGTCGTCAATCCACCTCTGCACCTCCACGTCGCAGACACCGTTGAAGTCACACGGAATGATCCACGCACCGTTCTGCAGCTCAGCGAAGATGGACTCAACACCGAAGTCCTGACTGTGTTTGTTCGTTCCCGTCGTGTGCGCCTTGATCACCACGTCCTTGCGACCAGCGATGGCGAACTGTCTGATGAAGTCCTGCGCGCTGTTCGTCTCAACCGCTAGCACGCAGTGGTAGTTGTCGTGGACCATGCCGATACGCTGCACAATCTCGGGACCTGACCATCTGCCACTCATCACATTCAAGATGCGACGACGACCGTCAGGTAGCAGCTCGAAAATAAAGAACACGGTAAGGTCGCTCTTGCCTCCCGTACCAATGCCAAGGTCGATGCCGCAGAACGTCGGGTTGTTTCCGAGGTAGACGCTGACAAGGCGTTCCCCCATCCCCGCGTGCTTACCCTTCTCGACCCAATCCCGCTGGCAACGCTGAGTCTCAACGTCGAACGGCTCGCACATGTACAGCCGGGCAAACTGGTGCGGCAACGTCGTCTTGCGGACTGCCGCGATGCGAGCCGCTGACATCTTCTCAGGCCAGAGCGGTACGTGCTCGTCGGGGTCAGGGTCGTGCGCACGCAGGCGATAGCACCCTCGCTTGAACTGAGACGGTCGGATCAGAGTCTTGTTCGCTTCGTGCAACCACGCAGCGTCAGCATTCGTGATCGTGATGTTGCCATAGATGTCCATTTGCATCGTCGGCCAACCAACGTCGCGCTCAAGATAGTAAGTAAGGTCATCGCGGTCCCATGGCGTGTTGGTGAACACCGCCCGCGCCGGCGGGTCCACGTCGAGACGCGAAAGGATGCGACCCTCAAGATCGTTCTTGGCCTTGATTCGAGCCGCAGCCGTCGACGTGTTGTCCATGTCCAACGTGTCGTCAGCAATCAACCACGAAATACGAGCGCCGCTGACGCCCGTGTCCAAGCCTGCCGCCACCAACGTCGGGTCGCGAATGCCAGGCGGGCGGTCCACCGTGATCTTCGTCGTCGTCCACGGGTCAGTCGGACGAGAGCTACGGCGCAGATGGTCGAACACGAAGTGCAGAGACTTACTCAGCGCAGGCTCGGTGACGTAGTTGCTCACCATCGAGACGACCTTGCTCGCAAGATCCTGAGTCTTGCTGAGCACAAGACCTCGGGTCGTCACGTCGTTGCCCATGAAGAACAACGTCGCGGCCGCCATCGAGAAAGTCTTGGCCGTACCGATAGGCTGGCGAAAGACACAACGGTCGTGGAACGCCAGAAAGCTGAACATCAAGAGCTGATGCGCCGCTGCCACAAGAGGCTTCTTCGTCAGCTCGTGCTTCATGACGCTTGAGTAGAACGCCGGAAGCTGGTCGCGGGACTCCTGCCGCAGTCGCAACATCGCGCGTATCGCCAGCTGTGTCTCATTCACCGAACTCGATGACGCCGCAGCCCGCTCCTCGTCTGCACGCAAGTCCAGTTTCAACACTCGGTGTCGTGCAGTCTTCGGCTTTACAACCACTGCCTTTGATTTGAGTCGTCGCGTCATTGAGCCACAAAGTAGCTCAACACCCTTTCGCTGCATACCGTCGCAATGCTTTACTGAGTGTCGGCAGATTACAGGGGGAATCTCAAATGCTGGCTTCAACCGCAGTCCTTTCCTGCTTGGACCATTTAGAGGTCCAAGCAAACAAGAAGCTGAACGGCGGAAGCCTACGAGTCCCTCCACCCAAACCTCCGATATCGAGTACGCTCCCCCCGCTCATTCAAGAGCCACTCGCAAGGACTCCACTCATGACGACCATCGCTTGGCAACCCGGCCGCCCCCCATACGCCAGCAGCTCCATCTCCGCAGCCGCCCCACGCCTCGGTGACTTCGGCGCAATCCTCGATGACCCCGAAGCCAGCGAAGCCGACATCGCCCTGTCCTTCCGCCACTACATCAACAACGAGTTCGCCGCGACCGACGAAGGCCGACTTGCCATCGACAACCTCCAACACAGCGAAGTCGACAACCTCGTCACCTTCACCAAATACTCCGAAGCCGGCAAGCAATCCTTCACCCTCGACTTCAGCGAAACAAAGCCTGTCGCAGTCTCAAGTCCAGCAAGCGAACCTGCAGCCGACACGCAGATGCAGCCTGAGCCTGTCATCGAATCCTACGCCACCGACGCCGATGACTCCGGCCCAACTCCTGCCTGAAAATATTTCAGGCTCGGGTCGTCCGCTCCGCTGACCTCAGATTGTTTCGGCCCCCTCGCTTTTTGCCCCCTCCCCCGTTGGCGTATCCGGGCACTTCGCGCTCGTCAGCAGAGTCGACGCATGGGGGGTTCATAGGCTTGGGCCTCTTTTTCCCTAGCACCTCACTCAGTAACAAGGGTTGCCGCCGTTCGAGCCACCGACGCGCCTTGCGGTGTTTTGCCCCTACCACGGATGAAAACCCGCGGGCGCGCCCCCTGCCGTGAAGGCCTCCGCGGTCACCATGAAGGCCCCTCCCTGGCGGGCCCGCACGGCGGCAGACCGAATGGCCATGCCCGTGGTCGCCCGCCACCTTGGACCTCGTGGAGCCTCGGCCTCAATGACTCACCCGAGAAACGGGTGTGAGCGAACGCTTGTCGGAGTAACCCGCGGGTTACTCGTTGATGACGCCGTGTGACCGCCGAGGGTGCGAGACCTCGTGCCACTCAGGTCGAGGGTCGGAGGGGTGGAGCACGGTCGGAACGACAAGACCTCGTTGTCATTCACTTCGACAGCTCGCAGGGAACTTCCACGACGAGGCGGATCGTCAACGACTGGAAAGGCTGGATCGTCAACGACTAGAAAGGCTCCGCCGAGTGAAGCGAGCGTGAGGTCGGA